GGGTCTGCGAAAAAGTTTATGGAAAGTTGGTCGGGTATGATGTCGAATCTGCGAGACTACTGGGATCGTTTTGTGTTGTATACGATGGAAAGTGGTCCTTTTGACTACATGAAAGCGCAAGCAAAGGAATTAATAGCGGATCTTAGTAAAATGGTTGACGACGGCTCGATGAAGCGGAAGGCGGAAGAGTTAGCTAACGGCTTTCTATTTTTCCTAAGATCCGCTAAAGGACTGTTCGACGTTGTGAAGCCGATGGCAGTTAGTTTGTGGGAGACATTTGTTTGGATCGAAACCCATATAGGAACGGCGAATGCTGCATTTGGATTGATGGCGATTACCATTGGCGGAAAGCTTATTTTCTCAATTGGTTTACTTAGTGCTGCCTTGGCTATGATGGGAACCACTATGACCGCAACTTTTCTTATCCCTGGGCTTATTGTCGGGGCTATCGCAGCTCTCGGATACGTCGCATACTACATAGTTCAGCAGTGGAGTGTAGTCGAAGAGTTTTTTGGAAAGATGTGGGACGCTATCGGAAATACATTCACGAAGCACACTGACTTATTGAAATCGCAATTCACAGGAATGATCGAAGGAATCAAGTCAGATCTTAACGCGGTCGGTAATTACTTAGAAAATACAATGCTAGGAAAACTGCTCACACGCGGTTTTAATTTTGCTACGGACGTTAACTTTGGAGGCGAAAGTGGCGCGACTGCGATGCTATCACCGGGAGGCGGTGAGCTTCACGTTGTAGTCAAAGTCGAAAGCGACCGAGCAGGAGTAAAGTCTAGTGTCGAAAAAGCCACTGGAATTTCGTTTGAATTAGACCAAGGCTATTCTTCGGGGTCCTTCGCATGAGTTGGCGTGACGAATATCGACAACCTTCGTTTCGAGGGGTTGAATTTGAAGTAGAGTCAAGCAGTGCTAAAAATGCTAAGCGAATAGCAAAGCATGAATTTATCGGTCGGAACGGTCATTACCCGGAGGAGATGAGTCAAAAGGGCGAGGACTTAAAGTTTGCCGCCTACTTAATCGGTGAGAATTATCACGAGCAGCGCGACAAACTTATTGCCGCATTGAAGAAGCGTGGTTCTGGCGTTCTTGTTCATCCTGATTTCGGAGAGCGAACGGTTTTATGTTCTGGCTTCACTGTAAGTCACAATAGTAAAGAGGGGCGAATGTGTCGCTTCGCTATTGAGTTTATCGAGGCTGGCGAACCTATCTACCCAGAAGTTGTAAGCGACCCTACGCTGCAATTGGAGAGCTCAGTAAAGAAAGTTCAAGATAGCTCACTCGTTAAGTTTCTAGATACGTTCACAGTGTCGGGTTTCCCTGCTTTTGTCGCAGAAGCGGCAGTGGTTTCGGTCCAAGTATTATCTGATGGCATTGAAGGGGCTGCATCATTCTTTTTCGGCGAGGCTCAAGATATAACTGATCTAGCAGTACAGATTAATTCTATTCGTCAGAACATTGATACCATTGTTGATTTGCCTGAAGACCTGGCTGACGCTTTTAGAAACTCACTTGCTCTACTTGGTAAAGCTGCCGGATCAACCAAAGCCTCGGTGGATGCCCTAATTTTTATGGCTGAGAACGGCGAGGACGAAGAAACCACAGCAGTAACGCCCACGCGCTCGCGAGTGAACGAGAATAAATTGGCTCTGTATCAGTATGTGCAATCGATAGCAGCCTCCAACGCTGCGTTTTATGCTGCTAATGGAGAGTATGAATCGCGAGACGATGCGATATACGCTCGAACAGTAATAGCCGACGTTCTCGATATTATTCAAGAAGAAATTGACGACACCTCCCAATACATCGACGTGTCTAATGTGCGGACTCATTTAGTTCAAGCGCTGCCAGCGTTTGACAAGCAGTTGCCGGTCTTGCAGGAAGTGACCCCAGCAACCACACTGCCTTCTTTAGTTCTCGCGCATAGGCTTTATAACGATGCTACAAGAGGCGATGAAGTGGTAGCAAGAAACAATGTTAGCCATCCCGGTTTTTTAATCGGTGGCTCTCCTTTGGTGGTCTTATCTGATGGATGAATTTGAATTAATAATTGGTAATCGCCGCTTTGCTGGATGGGAAAGTTTCAGCATTAACCGATCTATCAGGTCTTTGTCAGTTGGTTTCACGATTGAATACTCTGATAAATGGATAGCAAGCGACGCCTCTTGGCCTGTCGATATTGGTGATCGTGCAAAGATCTCTATTAGCGGTGAAATGGTCCTCGATGGCTATATAGAAAAGCGTAGGCGGAGCGCAACACCAGAGAGTAGAAAGCTGAAAGTGATGGGCAGAGATACGACTGGGGATATGATCGACTGTAGCCTTGTTATAGAGCCGTTTACTTTAAAAGATGTTCATCTAAAAAAGATAATCGAAATTGCTTCCAAGCCGTTTGGTATTAAGAAAGTCGATTTTCGGGGCGATGCTGGAGACAAATTTTCAGATATATCTATTCAGCCAGGCGAGACAGCTTTCGAATTCATTGATCGCTATGCCAAGCCGCGCGGACTTCTTTTCTACAGTGATGGTAACGGAACAATAATAGTTACGAAACCGGGAACGGAATATTCAGAAGCGGCCCTTGTTGAAGGCGAAAATATAAAGACCCTTACCGATACCGGAGATGAAACTGAGCGTTTCTCATCGTATACCGTGAAAGGTCAAACAAACGCAGTCGATTGGTTCGCAGGCGAGAAAGCCGCTCATAGTGAAGGCAAGGCAGAAGATCGGATCTTTGTAAAAGATGACGGTATTTCAAGAGAGCGCCCTCTAGTAATAATTGCTGAAACAGCAGCGACCAGCCCAGACGCAAAAATAAGAGCGCAGTGGGAAGCGAGTATTCGGCTTGCAAGAAGCTATACAGCAACGATTACAGTGGCAGGCTGGCGTCAGAAGCCTAAGGGCAAGCTTTGGGGAATTAACAAATTAGTTAAAGTTAAATCTCACACACTAGATCTTGATGAATCGCTTTTGATTCAGTCCGTAACGTTCACGCATGGTGAAAACGGAAGTGAAACAACTTTGGAGCTAGTGCGACGCGGCTCTTTTGAGCCGAAGCCAGTTATAGAGTCGGAAGGTGGGGTGAAATTCGTTGATATATTTAAATGAGATAAAGCAAGAGTTCAGAAAGCTTAGACGCCGAGTTTATATGATCGTAGCTCGCGCTGTTGTTCGTAACGTTGACGACACTAATGGGCTTCAAATTCTTCAGGTAGAAATACTGAAGGGCGAAATAAAGAACCTTGAACGAATGCAAAACTACGGATTTACGGGCGTCCCATTGGTAACTAGTGAATCTGTTGTTCTATTCCCAAACGGCTCTAGAGACCACGGAATCATTGTTGCAGTAGATGACCGGCGCTATCGCTTGAGAGGCTTAGAAGGTGGTGAAGTTGCTATTTATACGGACGAAGGCGACTACATTATATTGAAACGCGGTAACAATATTGAAATGAACACGAAGACATTCAAAGTGAACGCATCAGAGAAGATTGAATTGAATTCTCCTGTTGTAGAAGCTTCTGGAACTGTTGCTGATCGTAGCGGAACGATGGATCAAATGCGCGGTGTCTACAACTTGCATAGCCACGCCGGGCTGGGTGCGACTGCGCCTGCGACACAAATGTTAGTAGTTGAAGAGTAAAAAATGACAGACTTCGCATTAAAATATCAAGATGGCGTTATTGATTTTATTCTAGTTAATGGAGATTTGGGAATGGATGACGGGCTAGAGTCTGCCGTTCTCCTTTCTTTGCTTTGCGATGCTCGCGTTTCAGTAGAAGAGTTGCCGCATAGCGAAGACGATCCGGGAGGGTTCTGGGGCGACTTCGCTTCAGAGGTTGAAGGCGATTCGACTGGGTCCAAGTTGCGGCTGCTGAGACGCGAAAAGCTCACGAACGAAACCGCAACAAGAGCAAAGAAGTATTGTGAAGAAGCGCTCCAATGGCTGATCGATGACAAGATTGCCAGCGACGTCGCAGTAACGACAGAGATTATTAATTCGAACCTTCTTCTTATCGCGATTGAAATCAAAAGACCTTCAGGAAGAATCTATTATAAATTCGACTACATTTGGCAAAGCCAGGGATTAAAAGTATGACGTTTGTTAGACCAAGTTTGACGGAATTAATTGATCGAGTTATTGCGGACATTTCTAGTCGCGTAGTAGGTGGAGAGGGAAAGGTTCTTAGACGAAGTGCGTTGGGGATTCTTGCTAAAGCTGTGTCAGGTGGCTTTCATCTGCTACACGGGCATTTAGATTGGATATCAAAGCAAACGCTACTCGACACATGTGACGACAACAACGTGAAACGACACGCTTCGCATTACAATATGACGCAGAAGTCCGCGACGTATGCTGCAGGTAGTATCGATTTTACAGGCACGGACGGTTCTGTAATTCTGGCAGGAACGACAGTTCAACGAAGTGATTCGCTAGAGTTTTCTGTTGATACAGATACCACCATTGTTTCCGGCACTGCAAAAGTAGCAGTCACATGCTTGTCGATCGGAAGCGAAGGCAATTCAAACGCAACAACCGTTCTATCTTTGCTGTCACCTCTAGCTGGCGTGAATTCAGACGCCGTAGTTGACGGAAGCGGAATTACAAATGGTGTTGACCCTGAAGATATTGAAGTTCTCAGAGCAAGAACGAAAGATCGAAAACAGAAACCAGCGCGAGGCGGTAATGAAGCCGATTATATTTTCTGGGCAAAAGAGCGCCCTGGCGTTACTCGGGCGTGGTGCTTTGACGCCTACGGTGGGGCTGGAAATGTTGGAATTTGCTTTGTTACAGATGCTGAAGCTTCTATTATTCCGGACGCCGCGAAGATTGACGAAGTGCGGGATCATATCAATTCTGTAAGACCTTTAGGAATTCTAGGTATCGTAGTATTCGCTCCCACTCCAATCACTGTAAGCCTGACAATTAAACTTGCCCCTAACACCATCTCTGTACAAAACGCAGTTACAGCAGAGATTAAAGACTTGCTTCTTCGAATGTCTGAGCCGGGCGTAGATAT